CGTCGTCTATTCATTGTTCTTGAGAAAGCAATTTCTAAGGCTGCTAAGGATCTATTGTTTGAGTTCAACGATGAGTTCACACGTGCACGTTTCCGTGCTATGGTTCAGCCATTCCTACGTGATATTCAGGGTCGTCGTGGTATTATTGACTTTAAAGTAGTCTGTGATGAGACAAACAACCCAGGATCGGTGATTGACAGAAATGAATTTGTAGGTGATATCTATATTAAGCCTGCACGTTCAATCAACTACATCACACTAAACTTCGTAGCTGTAGGTACGGAAGTAGACTTTAACACTGTCATTGGAGCTTTCTGAGTTTAATACAGTTATCGGTCAATTTTACTAAATACCTCCGTAATATTACGGAGGTATTTTTATGTTTATCAACAATAAGTATACGAAATTTTATTATCGTATCATTAATAATGCGAAAACTCGAGAGAAAGAAAATTAAGCCCCCTTATAAATTTCCCAAACATTCTTAATATAACCGTTGCGTCCTTTGAACTCACTATAGTGAGCTATACTGTGCTGATCTCCTATTATCCCTTTATGTACAGCTAGTAAATGCCCGGTTATATGTGCAATATAAGCAGATTCATCCTTCTCAGTTACTATCGCAAATTCCTTAAGCTTAATAGGGCGAACCTCACATATATCAGAATAAAACTTACCATGAATCTGTAAACTATTCATAGTTTTTGTCATCTCACCGTTATATGCTCTACCTCTCCAATTTTTACGTTTTCTATTAACAGCCATAAAAGTTCTCCAAACAGTATCATACTCAATACCTGATACAAGAGATATAGCTGTTATTCCGCAATTAGGAAGGTGGAAAATTTGTGAAGTTGTGTAATTCACTAGATCAAGTCTCCTTAGTCATTAAATATCACGACTTTTAAGCCATTTTCAACTAAACGACCGGATTTTTCGTTAAGTTCACGATACTCCCAGTGTGTCACATCTCCTTCTCTATCTATGTGAGTCTGAAAAAGGCAGAACGCTCGAGTGCCTTTTGTAGCGGGGTTCATAAGAGTAAACCCTTCATCGCATGCGTCATCAAAGACTCTCCCGAAAGGAAGACCGGAAGGGCCGAAATCAGACATTTCAGCAGCGAAAGTTTTAGTCTTGCCACTGTAGGTAAACATGTCTGTAGAAATATGGGGAGTTTTCAGAGTTGCCATGATCAATCTCCATCATTTCAATCAATATAGTCTCCTTTCGTCAAAAATGCAACGGTTTAAAACCAGCGGAATCCTAAATAGTCAATAAAACTAGGTATTAAAGGAGCCCGTAATGGCGTTTAACATCAATGAGATCAGAGGACAGTTGGTAGGTGGTGGCGCACGCCCTACACTCTTTCACGTTATTATATCTAACCCTTTTGCGCCAGCTGCAGACCTGAAGACGCCCTTTATGGTAAAGGCCGCTTCTATTCCTTCATTTACTATTGGTAAGATTGAAATTCCGTACTTTGGCCGTAAGATTGCTATTCCAGGCGATCGAGTTTGGGAAGATTGGAACACAATCGTAATTAACGATGAAGACCATGTTGTAAAAGATGCTATCGAGAGATGGCATAACGCAATGAATGCTTTCCGTAGAAATATCGCTACTGCTGGTTCAAATCCTGCTAACTATAAGTCACAGGCAACTGTTACTCAATATGGTAAAGATGGTTCTGAGCTTCGTGTTTATCAGATTAACGGTATTTTCCCACTTTATGTTCAGAATATTGATCTAGATTGGAATGCTAACGACTTGATTGAAGAGTTCTCTGTAACTTGGGCATATGATGAGATTGAAATTGTCGGTGGAACAACAGGTGACGCCGGTGGGGTGTAGACTCTTCTCAACGGTATAATAACAATAAAAACAACGAAAACAGTACTTCTTAAAGCTTCCATAAATAATTGGAAGCTTTTTCTTTATTAGAGGTAAAATGAAACTTTTCGGATATACTTTCTCTGTCTCTCCTCAAGAGGAAAGGGAAAAAGAAGCTCTAAAAGCTATAACACCTAATCCAAATGATGGTTCATTAGTTGTTGATCAAAGCGTTACATCACCTGACGGAGCTCTTGGTGATGCAATGGCCTATTCAGTTGCATTAGATGTAGATGCTGATGCGATATCTGAATATGCACTAATTACCAAATACCGTGAAATAGCACTTCTTCCTGAAGTTGAGTATGCAATCGATGACATTATCAACGCATTTGTAGATAGCGATAGTAATACACCTGTTAAAATCGACTTAGACGAGTTAAATTATTCTCCTGCTATTAAGAAAAAGATTGTAGAAGAATTCGATTATGTTCTAGACCTACTCGATTTCAACGCGAATGCTTACAAGATTATTCGTAGATGGTATGTAGACGGTAGACTTCCATATCAAGTTGTTGTTAACCCAGACAAGTATAAAACAGAAGGTATCGGTCGACTAGTCTACATCGATCCTAGATTGCTACGCAAAGTTCGTGTTGTTAAGCGTGATAAAGATATGCGAACTGGTGTAGATGTGTATTATGATAAGGATGAATTCTATCTATTCTCAGAGACTGGATTCAATCTTAACACACCTCCTCAAACTGTTTCTGCATTTTCAGATCAAGGTGTAAGATTATCAAAAGAATCTGTTGTTTATGCAACGTCAGGACTGCTGAATCCATCAAACTCAGTCGTTCTATCTTATCTACATAAAGCTATTCGTCCACTTAATCAGCTAAAATCACTTGAAGATGCAGCAATCATATATCGACTTGCCCGTGCTCCTGAGAGACGAGTGTTCTATATTGATGTTGGTAACCTACCGCCTGCAAAAGCAGAGCAACATCTTCGCAGCCAGATGCAGCAATATCGTTCTAAGATGATATATGATACTGCTACAGGTACGGTTAGAACAGATCCTAAGCAGATGACGATGATCGAAGATTTCTGGTTGCCGCGTCGTGGTGACGGTAAAGCAACAGAAATCAGCACTCTCCCAGGAGGTCAGAATCTTGGCGAGATGGATGAAGTAAATTACTTTTTGAATAAAGTCTATAAAGCTCTTGGTGTACCAATCTCACGACTAGATCCACAAGCTGGTTTCAACTTTGGTAGAGTAACGGAAATCAATCGTGATGAATTAAAGTTCATGAAGTTCATCGCAAGGTTGCGTCGTGAATTTTCTATTCTGTTCCATGAATTATTGAGACGTCAGCTTGCTCTGAAGAATATTCTCAATCCAGATGAATATGATCGTGTAAAGAACAAAATCACTTACGAATACGCATCTGATGATATCTTTGAAGAGTCAAAGAATAACGAAATCATGATAGCACGTTTGGATGTGTTATCAAGACTTGCTCCTAATGAGCCAATCATCGGCACTTATTATTCGAAGGAATGGGTACGACGTAACATTCTATACCAATCTCAAGAGGAAATTGCTGAGATACTCACACAGATCGCAAAAGAAAAAGAAGCTGGTGAATATGATGACCAGGTTGAAAACAAAGCTCGTGAGATATTCGGTGATGATTTTGACAATCCCACTCCATCTGGGAATGACGGAGGTGGCGGTACGTCTGTTTCATTTGATCCCGGAAAAGAGGGTAGTCAAGTATCATTCACTGTGAAATCTACAAATACTAAACCGGTTTCTACACGTTCTAAGCGTTCAAAGTTAGTCAAACCAAGCAATCAATAAATAATACAAAGAGGTAAACAATGTCAAACATCAACAAAATGTTAAAAGCTGCTTCAGAGAGTAATCCCGCTGCATTTCAGAAAGCATTCCAGGCTGAAATGAATCAGCGTGCTTTTGATGCAATCGATCTTAAGAGAACAGAAGTGCTATCTAAAATGATCGGTGGGTTATCTGAGGAAGAAGAAGTAGAACTAGATTCAGATAAAACGGAAGAATAACAATGCCAATTACCTTCAATCAGTTAAAGGAAAATATTAAAGGACGTGTGTTTCCTTCGTCAGCAAAAGTAGATGACTCATATGATGAGAAGCATCCTAAAAAGATGGCTCATTTAGATACTGTTGATGAGTTCCCAGACTTAACTGATGATGAAGGTAATTATTCTACTAATGTAAAGTCACGTTCAAATACAGCTATCAATAAAGGTGAAACTACCGGCGATAAAAAGATGCCAAAAGTAACCGTTAGAGAAGATATCGCTGACTTACAGTACGTTTACATTGATGAGACATATGCATTACTAGAAGAGGTTGAAGATCTTCTAGAAAATCTCGAAATGATGAACGAAACAGCAGCATTCCAAGAAGCTGCAAAAAACCTCCGTCATGTTCGCGATTGTCTTCTTGCAGCCACACCTCGTGACGCTGGTGAAGCTATATCAGTTCATGAGGAATTTAAAGCTGGTGAGCTCTGCTTCAAAGATGGTTCAAAAGTGATGGTCACACCGAAAGACGCTTATTACTTGAACCAGATGTTCTCTTCGACCGCAGCTAGAGCTGCAATGGAAAAGACGCTGA